TTATAAAATTAGCATGAACAGTATTTACGGGTTTACGGGCGCTTCGAAAGGTATGCTACCGTGTGTCGCAATCGCATCAACCGTCACGATGCGTGGGCGCCAGATGATTGAAGAGACGAAAAACTATGTCGAACAAAACTTCCCGGGGGCCAAGGTTCGGTATGGAGACTCTGTTATGCCAGAAACGCCTGTATTGATTCGACGGGGTGATCAGGTTTCCGTCCAAAAGATTGAAAACCTCGCAGACGTGTGGATTGATTACCCAGGGTTTCTCAAGGAGGGAACCGACAAAGAGCAGTGTGATGTGGTCGGTCTCGAGGCTTGGACTCATCTCGGGTGGCAACCTATCAAGCGAGTGATCAGGCACAAATGCCAAAAGAAGATTTGGCGCGTCTTGACTCATACAGGACTTGTAGATGTTACAGAGGATCACTCACTTCTGGATCCGTCTTGTGTTTTGCTAAAACCGACGGAGATTTCCGAAGGCCAAGAGCTCTTTCATAGTTTTCCAGAACCGACTCATGGTTCAGGATTCTCCGATGACATGTTGTTTGTTATTGGAGTGTTTGTCGGTGATGGTTCTTGTGGTCACTATCAGTGCCCTTCAGGTTCCAAGGCGACTTGGGCAATCAATAACCAAAACCTTGATCTTCTCAACAACTGTAAAGAGATTCTTGAGACTTACTATCCGGACTATAAGTTCGTTATAATGGACACACTCGAAAGTTCCGGAGTATACAAACTTTCGCCGCGGGGTGACGTGGTCAAACTCGTCAAAACTTGGCGAACGTTATGCTACGACGGACAAGCAAAGAAGGTTCCACTCGAGGCCATGGGTCATGAATCCTTCTTTCAAGGGCTGTGGGCAAGTGACGGGTGTCGGAAAGACAACAAGGTTGGTGGATGTCTACGAATCGATACAAAAAATCAAGTTACAGCTCAGTGGTACTATATATTTTTGGCGTCCCTTGGATACAAAGTCTCCCTGAATACGCGGCAGGACAAAAGCAATGTGTTTAGGCTCACTTTCACCAAGTCATCGTTCCGTAAGAATCCTAAAGCCGTCAAAAAAATGGGCGTCTTACATGAATCCTGGGATGGTTACGTCTACGATCTCGAGACAGAGGCCGGCACCTTCCAGGCAGGCATTGGTCAAATGGTAGTGAAGAACACGGACTCGGTGATGGTTGAGTTTGACGTTCAGGGCCGCAAGGGACAGGAGGCCATCGACTACTCGTGGGCTCAAGGAGAGTTGGCGGCCGAGCAGTGTACACGGCTCTTCAAGGCTCCAAACGATTTGGAACTCGAGAAGGTTTACTGTCCGTACTTTTTGTACAGCAAAAAGCGCTACGCAGCCAAGATGTACGAAAAGAAGGGGGACGCGGTTGTGTTCAAGAAGATTGACGTGAAAGGCTTACAAGTGGTCAGACGCGACAGTTGTCCGTACGTACGTGAAACACTTAAGAAGCTCTTGTCGATGGTTCTCGAGTCAAGTGATCCGAACCCGGTCATTTTGGCCGCTCGTGAAGCTGCGCGGGACCTCATACAAGGAAAGGTGCCTATGGAAAAGCTACTGATGAGCAAGCAACTTGCGGCCGAGTACAAAGTGCCGACTCCTCACGTGACTGTACGGGACAAGATTAGGGCCCGTGCTCCGGGTTCAGAGCCTCAACCGGGAGACCGAGTAGCGTTTGTGATCGTCAAGGGTGACGGGAAGATGTATGAAAAGGCGGAGGACCCAGCTTGGGTTACCGAGAAAGGTTTGGAGATTGACTACAGATACTATTTTTTGAACCAATTCAGAAAACCTGTACTAGACTTGCTTGAGCCTCTAGTTTCAACGGGTGATGTATTCGACCAGAGTTATGTAAAGCAGATTATTGAAGAGGGGAAACAGGAGACGCGCGAGTACACGCGCATCAAGAAGGTTGACGCCGAGTTCGAGGCCCGGAAGGCGTTCCTGACCATGTTCTCAAAAAAGGCCACATAAACATAGTAGACCCTAGATAGGTATGGAACAACAGATTCTTCAGCTTATTGAAGAGGAGGTTTCGCGTAGAGTAGGGTTGCGCATATCGGCCATGCTCGATTTTATCGCCAAGACGTACCAATTGCCCATCGAGCAACTCGTGAAAGACACGTCAGGTATCGAGTGTGTTTTTTGTAAAGGAATTCTGAAGAGCAAAAAACGATGTCTGAAGCAGCCACTTGACAACGGCTACTGTGGGTTTCATCAGTCTCAGGTTCCCAAACCGCAGCCTAAACTAGTTGAAAGGGTCAAGGCGCCTTGGGAAGTCTAGTTAGAGGTTTGAAGGCCCTGAAAGTTAATGAGCAAGTCAGAGATTCTTCTGGTTAGCCTCTCTAAATTTTTTGATGTACCAGAGAATCGCGAAAAACTACACGATATTCTGGGACACCGCAAGGGTATATCCCTTCGTAAACTTGAGTGGTTCGTGACCAACTATGCGAAAGCAAACCACGTAACGTACACCACCCCCACTGGGAAGATGTTCACGGTTCATGTAGCCTACAAGTCGAGTCTGGATGGGTACAGCAAGAAGCTCTTTGATCCGTTTTGTCGGACGGAGCGCGTGGACTTTCAAGGGTTCACGACGACGTGCGCTCAGCTCAACTTTCTGAAGTGGTGTATCCAGAACGGCATCATAGAGTACCTGGAGAAGGTGCCTATTAAACATAAGGAAGACGAGCAAAGCCGCCCTGGAACTCCAGAAGCGTGTAACCATAATAAAACATGTACAGGTTGTACCCCTGAGAAATCTGTGACGTGTAGCTAGGGTTGAAGAAGAGCGTCAGCGTTGTCGTCTGAGAATTAAGTTTTGAAAAGTTTAGGTAACCACCCTGATTGTATTCCTTGGGTGTTAATCCGAATGAATAACTATAAATACTCTTTGAAGGTATGGAAAGCCCATGCTCCAAAGGCTGCTTGAATGTGTAGTACAGCGACCCTTGGAACGTGCTCAAAATGTCCACATTGTTGAGAGTAATCTTGGCAGTGTCAATCACGTCCACGTAATTGGACACACCCGAAGGGAAGTTCAACTGAATACCCGTTTGAATGTATTGGGTCGTGTACCCGTAATTGTAGCGCGAGTCTGAATAAAGACCTGTTGTGACGTCCTCATAGTTTTTGTTTCTAAAGAACCATGCTATAGTTTGTACCGGGAAGGAGGCTGTGAGTTGAAGTTGGGGGTTACCGGCCGAAAAAGTCAGGGTCGACTCCTTCTTGACACGGTTCACTATGTACTTGAGGGGTGTGTTGGTATAGTAAAGTTTTTCAGCATTTTCGAGCAAAATTTCTTCAGTCACAAGTTTGGGCAAGACCAAGTCGGTCGTGTGAGGTGCCGCGACGTTACACCACCAGGTGTTTGGTTGGAAGGTGAACGTACAGGCGCTGGTTCCACATGGCACACAATGGAAAGTAAGGACGACGTAGGCGCTCGTCGTCCTGGTCGTTATGGGACTTGCGTCGACAGAAGAAAAACTCCAGGGGGATGATGTAGTCTGTCGCCACCTGTGAATTGATGTTCGAACCACCCACCGCTTGGAACATGCCTATTTGCTCGTCAGCATCTAAGAACAATTGGTCACGGATGATGTACCAATCATCGTAGAGGGTCTCGATGACCGTCTCGTTCACAAGCAAATCCACCTGCTTTATCAAAGCTCTACCAATTTCAGACGAATATTGTGAACCCGTGGGCAGGGCCGGCATGGTCACCTTGAGGTACATGTTTGACAAAAGGTGGCCCAGCTCAGTAGGTAAGAGTTCTATCTGAATAGTCTGACCTTGATAATAAGGGTTGGGAGGTGGGAAAGGGATCACACGCTGGTACATGACGGAGTTCGTGTATCTCTTAAAGTCCGGATTCCACTGAGACTTGGTGAAATCCTCGAGCAAGAGGTGATCCTCTTGAGGGCCAATGGCATTGAGGGCCAAGACTGAACCTGAACTGAAACCCCGTCCTTTGATGTCTTCAAAAGGCCCTCGTTCGGGGTCTTCACATTTGAACCCGGTATTCAGGTCCCGGAGCTGGAATTTAGACGCGCCTCCTCTGACGTTTTCATTAATTTCTATATTGAATCTCTGAGTTGCTGTACTAGTTTCAAAATTTGTAAACTTGGCAGGTACAAATGTACTCGTGAAACCAGGTTCCTTTACAGTGGCTTTTGATATTACTGATTTTACCGTATTCTCCGGTATACTCCCGTTTATAGGTGATAATATAGCGAACATCTCACGTGTGGGTACGAGTACACCATTCACCCAGTTCTGATAAGTGACGTCCGTATAAGATACTACACGGAGAGGGCCGCTAAAACCTTTGAGGTTTTCGACAGTCCACCCGACGCCAAACCCTGCTGGAGGGTCGGTGTCGAATACGTATTTTGTTACATGCTTGACAACGTCATAAGAACCTGAAATAGTCCCTTTGCGTTTCATAGCCGTGTAATCAATTTGACCAGGTGGATAAAGCACAGCGCCCGTGACCTCCTGGTAGGGGGCCACAGACTGTTCAGTATCCGACTCTATCCGGAATGACCAAACATATGATTCTGAAGTCTTGTCTTATATTTTCACTACTCGAGGTTCCATAGTCAAATTGGTATCAAAAGGAGGGCTCACCATTAGCTGACCAGAGAGACCTGTTATCCCAGTTGCGGTCCAGCTTTCGCTTATCTGGGTTCGTGGAGTGTTATTGGAGGTCACATAAAAAGTCACGTAGTTGTTTCCAGTCAACAAATAGAACCCGTTTATTTCAACTGGATTTAGAACAATGTCTTCTAGGGCTGGAACTGGGACGGTGGCGGTGGGTACGAGCTCTGGGACGCCAAGCTCTGGGATGGCCTTTTTGAAGTAGTTAATAACATCCTTTTGAACCCTGCGTTCAAAGTCGAGTACGTTTTCAAACCCCTTCTTAAAGAAATCTAGTACAGGTGCTTGAGCCTTGCGCTCGAGCTCAAGCACATTATCAAAGGCCTGTTTGGCCATCTCTAGATTTCACGGAGGTTATTTTTCCACATCTGTACCACACTCGTCGCCTTCAGAGTGGTGCGCTCGTTGCGCTTGGCAGCACAGAGAGCCTCGAGCTTGGTCACCTCCTCCTTCGTGTACTGATACGTCTTGATGTCCAGAAGCTTCGGCCACAGGGCCTCGGCGTACTTTTCCCGGCCGAGCTGTTGATGGATCTGAGCCAAGGGCACGTTGAACACGTGGATCCGTGGAGTCACAGCCACGTCTCGAATGAAACGAGCCTTCTCTGAAAGCCACTCAATTTCAGAATCCAATTGCTTGAGCTGCCAGGCCTTGCGCTTCTTGTAGATGGCGATGCGGATCTCTAGGTAGTCGACGAGAATTTCCTCGGGGCTGCTGTACTTCTTGACCGCCCCATTGGGACCGATCAGATACATGTTACTCGTGTGTATAGTCTTGGTGAGGCCGAGGTCGCTGATAGACCCGCCCCAGATACGGAAGTCGGGCGTCGTCTCAGTGGAGTGATTCTCAAACTTCTGGATGGCGCCCTTCTCGAGCAGGTCGTCCAAATGTTCTTTGAAGTCCTGGATCCACTTTCCTGGAGGTAGTTCCGTCACGTGGATCTGACTCCCCTCCTGAGTCGCAATGCCCTCGAGGACCCAGGTGTGGTCCTTCGTCTTGGTAACCTTTCCCTTGAAGCCCTTGAAGTGCGGAACCATGGGCGCCATAGCCACCTGGTCAAGAGCGCACTGGATGTTGTGCTTGATCACCTCCAGATCGTATGGAGGCACGTAACAACTGAAGCCGGTGCCGATACCCTCCGCCCCGTTCACCAGGATCATGGGAACTACAGGTGCGTAAAACTCTGGCTCGACCTGCTGACCATCGTCCGTCAGATACTTGAGGACGGGTCCGTCCGCCGGGTCAAAGATCTTGCGCGTCAGAGGACTCAGACGCGTGAAAATGTACCTGGAACTCGCGGCATCCTTGCCACCTGCCAGACGCGTTCCAAACTGGCCAGAGGGTTCGAGGAGGTTCAGGTTGTTTGCGCCCACGAAATTTTGGGCCAAATTTACGATTGTACCCTGGAGACTCGCTTCGCCGTGATGATAGGCTGTCTGTTCAGCAATGTACCCGGCCAGTTGAGCCACCTTCATGTCTGACGTCAGGTTCTTCTTGAGGCAGGCGTAGATCACCTTGCGCTGGGAGGGCTTGAGGCCGTCAGCAACGTGTGGAATCGAACGCTTGATGTCCTCGGCACTAAAGTTGGCGAGGTCACGATGGACGAAATCCGTGATGGGCAGAGCCTTGACGTGGCCGTATGGGATGCCCGGTGGTGGACTGGCCATGTGTCTCGTGAGCCAGGTCTTGCGGTCGTCAGCTTGAGCTTTGGAAAACGCAAGGCACATGGACTCGTTCATGCGCGGGTCCGCGCCGAAGGCGACGGTGAGCTGCTGAATCCTCTGAAAGTATTCCTTGGCTTCGGCGCTCGTAGAGGTACCCAGACCCTTGTAATACTTGACACCGTTTGCACCGGTCGTGACCTTTCCTTCCGCGACCGCAGCTTTGAATTCGTCTTCTGTAAAGTACCACACCTTCCCAGCCTTGATGACGGGGGTGACCATGCTAACCACGAAGCCGAGCTCGATGAGCTTGGGCCAGTACACGTGGAACATGTTGAGAACCAGGCCCTTGATGTGGGATCCATCGAGGTCTGCGTCCGTCATGATCATCAAACGGCCGTACCGCAATTCTCTCACAGAATTATAGACCTTACCATGCTGAAGCCCGAGGATCTTCTTCAGGTTACTGAATTCCTCGTTTTCGGTTACCTGTTTTACCGTAGCATCCCGCACATTGCGAGGCTTACCCCGGAGTGGAAACACGCCGTAAGCGTTGCGTCCCACAACGCTGAGACCGGCAATGGCAAGGGCCTTGGCCGAGTCACCCTCCGTCACGATAAGCGTACACTCGTGAGACCTGTGAGTACCGGCCCAGTTGGCGTCGTCGAGTTTTGGGATACCCGTAATCCGCGCCTTCTTGGAACCATCTGTCTTTTTGAGCTCCTTATTCAGGCCGGCCTCACCAAGTGCTACGAGGGAAGTCAGGACCCCGCATCCGAGGATGTCCTTGATGAATTTTGGTTTAAAATCAATGGATTCAGTAATTTTTGACGTACACTCTGCCTTGGTTTGGCTACTGAATGTAGGGTTTACGATGACGGCCCGAACAAACACAAAGAGGTTCGACTTGATTTGAGCTGGTTTCACTCCAGTGACCCGCTTGTCTTTTGAAATTTCATCACAAATTGCCTTGACGAAACGATCCACATGGGTTCCACCCTTGGTGGTGGAAATTCCATTCACAAAGCTGACGTGTTGAAAGGCTCCCG